GCAGCGACCTCCTGCCCCGCCTGCTGCTCAAGCTGACGCGCCTCGAAGACCTTCGCGGCCCGTTGCTGCGCGCCCTGGTTGGCAGCGATGTTACCGGCGTCGAGGTTCCCCTTGACGGACATCACCGTCCCGACAGTGGAAAGGATCGCCGGCAATGCTGATGCTAGGCCCGCCATTCGTAGACTCCTTGAACGAACTCCGTGAACCCGAGGTGCTCGAGGAACTTCGTCGCACCAGGTTCGCTTGAATCAGGCTGCGCGTGCACCGGTATTTCCCACTTGCGCGCGATCTCCTGCAGCATCCTGAATCCCTTGATGATGGCCTTTGGGCGCCGCTTGAGCTCAGGCGTGATCTCCGAGAACATCACGAACCGGTAAGGCTCACGGTACAGTCCTGCCAGTCCGATCACCTTCCCGTCCTCGATCCCGACGATCGCGTACATCGACTTCGGCAGCGAGCGGCCGTAGAACGAGTCGAGATGCTGCTTGGTGGCTGGGATCACTTCAACCATTTTTCTGCAAGTCCACGATAGCTGCGAGAACGGTGCAGTGCCGCGGCGCTACGCCCTGCAGGCACAGCCGAGAGTCCGTGTTCCAGACTCCGTCGAACGTGAAGGCCTGCTCATCATAGGAATCGTGCGGCGTGTCCTGATCGATGGCGCGTCCCTGCTCGACCTCTGGCATGTTGTCGAGGTTGTCGAAGTCCGGACCGTACTGCAGCCCCATCGGGTGAGCATCAGCAAGGATCACCCCGAGCTTGTTGATCTTCCCGCGCTTGGTAAGGTAGGTCGTCCCGGGCGCCACGCGGCCGAGCTTCGAGCTCTTCCACTTCGCGGTGTAAGTGAGTCCCACACAGGCCGTGGTGACAGATTCAGAAATGCCGGTGATCTGCCCGCTGGACACTGTCTTCGTCCCGAGATCCTTGCCGTTGCCCCACACCACCACCGTCTCACCTTCGAGGTGATCCAAGCCGGTGAGCGTCGTCACGCCGGCACCCGAATACACGATGTGCGAGTCGGCCATGCGGTTGTCCGTGCCGCCGCGCGCCTGGCTCTCCTGTGTCCACTTCTCCAGGTAGCGCTTCGTCGACCCGTTGATCGTGCGCTTCACGACGTAGTAGACCGCATCCTCAACGGTGCCGGGCAGGACGACAACCTCCTCGACCTCTCCGTCAGTCTCGATCTCCAGCCAGCACAGAACCTTCTCCGCAGGCTCGAAGACCATCATCGCGACCTTCCCGTCGCTGCGCACGCAGTGCAGGCGCGTGTCCGGCTGACGCTGAACGGCCATGCGGATGATCGAAGGCTCCCCGACCTCGGGAACGATCGCGGTCAGGTCCGTCGATGCGTACTCGTACTGGTCAACGCCGAGCGAGAGCTCGTAGATACGCACCCCACCCTTCTGCAGGTAGACGCCGCGCTGGTCGATCTTGACGCCCGCAACTGCGCCAGATCCTTGGGTCGAGGCCGGCTTGCTGCTGAAATTCGTCGGGGTGAGCGGTTCATCCAGCGATGTGGACTTGCATACGTACTCCGCGCCCTGGGCGCCGAGCAGCATCCGCTGCAGCCCGAGGATCCAGTTGATCGTATCCACCGGTCCTGATCCGACGGTGCGAGCGATCGGTCCCGCATCGCCCTCGAGCGTCTCGTCGAGCGAGTAGAACCCATCCGAGACGCTCCCCCAGATCCCGTCCTTCCCAGCCCACCACAGACGGCCTTCGTGGAACGCGACGGAGGTCGGCCAGCCACGCCTGTCAGACCATTCTCCCTCGGCCCAGATATCGGTCGCTACGGTGGCGCCGAGATCGGAGATCACGTCAGCGGAGACGCTGGTCGAGCTCGTATACCCGTACACCCGCACGTAGCCATCGATGCTCCCAAGAGAGTAGTTCAACCCCATCACGATGGTGCCGCTCGAATACCCGCCAGTCTTCACGCCGATGCGGTAGTAGGCAATCTGGTTGTCCAGGTCGTCATCGAATGAGACGGTCGTGTTTGCTGTGTAAGAGGTGACATCGTTCCATGTCCCCGGCTCCTCGAGCGAGCGCTGCAGCGTGACCGTGCTTCCTGTCCCAGTCAGACCAGACAAGCTGATCGTGAAGATCCGCTGGTTCGTGACACCGATCACGCGGATGTTGTCCGTGAACGTATTCTCTGCGGTGGCCGATGTCGAGACGTTCTGGCCGCTCGACGAGATCCGGTACAAAGAGCCAACATTCGTCGTCGCGAACAGCGGCGCAGAGGCAGCGAGCGTGATGGCCCCGCTCAGGGCGCTCGGGGTGATCGTGATCGGCCCGGTGTTCTCCGGCAGGAACGGGCCGTCGTTGGCCTCGTATTGCACGACCGACCAGGATGTGTCGCCGCGACGTTCGATCTTGCGCTGCTGATACCCGGCGCAGGCGATGAAGATGATGTCCCCAGACTGGTCATAGCGGATCAGTCTCAGGTCTGCCTCGGCCCACGGAGCATCGACGACCATCACCCCAGCCGTCTCGACCGAGCACTCCTCGATGAGCGTGTGCCGCGTGCTGCGATTCAGAAACTGGACGTAGAAGTCCCCGGTCGGCGTGAACGCAAGAGAATGCACGCCTGCACCCAGAGACTGCTCCGAGATGTAGTCACTCCCCGATGATGTTGACCCAACCCGGAAGATGACCAATCCGCTGTTCACGACGATCTTGAGCGCGTGCTCGACCCCCTGATCTCCGCTCGCTACGGTAACCTGCTGGTAACGATAGGCCGCAGCCGTCCCGTTACCCTGCAGATCCATGTAGCTACCGGTCGCCCAGACCGACACGCCGCCTGACTCGTCAGCATCCGTCCAGCCGGATACATCGCTCGTGAATGTTCCGTTCGTGATTGCTGTGGCGACGTTCGCCCGAGTCACGAGTTCATCGTCGACCCACACCCGCATCGACACATCCGTGAGTTCGATGAGAGCCGTGTCATCGGTGGCGAAGATAAAAGGCAGGAAGACCGAGGTCGCGTTGTCCTTCGTGCTGCCGAGATACCCCAGCCCGGGCCGGATCATCATCGACCCGAGCACGCGCGGCACCCAGTTGATGTGCGTCTCGGCCGACAGGCCTACGCGCTCGATGTCCGTGCGCGCGAGCGCGAGCCGGGAAACCAGCCCGCGGTTGAAAGCCTGCAGTGGTATCGACTGCTCGGCCATTTACTACCCGATCAAATTGCCGCGATTGCCTTTGTCGCGCTTGTTGCCCCAGTAGCCGCGCCGGGATCGATTCCAGCCGCCTTCCGGCGGGAACTTCGTCGGCTGGCCCTTCGCGTCCTTGTTCTTCGCGAGCTTCAACATCTTGTCCTCGACCTTGAACATGTTCGCGAGATCCTCTCTGGATCCGCCCATGCTGATCACAATCTTCCGAGCGAAGACGGCCTTCACGTAGTCCGTGAACGAAACAGGCCAGGCCGCATAGTTGTTGCCGTAGCCGGTCGAGTTCGACACGTATGCCACATAGATCGTGTCGAGGTCAGCGAACCAGTGCTGGATCTCGTCCGCGTAGTGCAGGAGCGGAGTCGTGAAGTATTCGTCGGTACACATCATCGACGTCGACACCCAGTCGGTCGGCTTGGTGAACGCTCGCTGATAACCGAAGTCAGGCTCGATCGAAGGCGTGTAGTCCAGCTGGATAGTGTTCGTCGCGAAGTTCCAATCTGCCTGCTCGAGGCAGAAGTCGACACCGCCGTCGTCCCACACCCCATCGAGGAGATAACGAGGCTTTCGATCTTCGGTGAGCGATGCAAGCTTCCGCTCACCCAGGAAGTAGGTGAGCGCCCCGTTGTAGATCTTGAGCCTCGTCGTCGCCATGGCTTACCCCACAGTCCGGATGTACTGACGCATCCAGGCGGTTGCCTCGTCCTGCGTCCTACCATCCTTGAAAAGAACCGAGCCGTCGGACTTCCGCACCACGCTCCACTGATCGAGATTCCCTCGATAGGTCACGGAGTACGGCTCATCGGGGCGCGGGATGTCCGCGGCCGTGAAGACCACCTTGGTCTTCGGCGCGAGCAGCGCCCAGTTGCGATCGGCGGCGCGCACGACGTACTCCGCGTACCACGTCCCGTCATCCGACCAGGCCTCGACCTGATCCTGCGGCTTCATCTTCACCGCGACGTGCGCCCAGAACTCCGGCTTGAGGAGATCCTCGGGCAACGTCCCGGCCGGCACGATGCAGTTCCAGTGCGTGCGCGCGTACTGCGCCTCGCGCACTCGACCGGGGATGATCTGCTCGATCTTTCGTTCCTTCGCCGGCTCGCTGTCTGTCTTCTCGGCGGTCTTCGGACGATCTTTCACTTCTGCCATGTTCCCTCCAGTTGTAAAAAGGGGCAGGGAACGAAATGCTCCCCGCCCCTTGTTCTACTGCGTTGCCTCGATCAGCCCGTGGACATCTGGCCAGTCGAGCAGACCGCACCGGCAGTGGTCACCGAAGTGACGACCAGCCGATAGGCGTACCGGTCTGTGGATCCCACGGAACTGTAGTACGTGCCGTGGATGATGTCGCTCGGGCGAATACCGAGATACAGGGCATCGGTGAAGTACCCCGATGCCGAGCTCACGGTCGAGCCGTCGGTGGAGTTGTAGCTCCAGATGCTTCCGCCGCGAGGCGACGGACCCGAACGGCTGCTCGAGCGGGTGAGTTGGCCGCTCACGAGAGCGGGCGGGTTTGCGACCGAAGAGGACGCGGTGCTTCCAGCGTAGGCCATGGTCAGTTCTCCTTAGGCGTATGCCGAACCGTCGGCAGTGATGACCACCACGCCAGCGTTCTGCATCAGGACGGAGCCCATGAACATGGTGCAGCGGGCCCACGAGTAATCCTGTTCGTCATCATAGCCGACGGCCGAATCCATGGTCGCGGTATTCGCGGCATGGCCGGTCGAGGACTTGTGATAGAGGAACGAGATCTCGGAGCTCGTGCCCTTGCCGGGAAGGTTCGGGTGTTCCAGGATCAGGGCGTTGCGCCAGCGATACGCCATCGGTGCATCCCGCCACGCCGCATCTTGCCCGGCATATGGCCGCAGATTCACGTACTGCGCGTTGCTGAACTCGGTGGCCTGCTCCAGATACGCCACGAACGACGGCTGGCACAGCAGGGTGATGTTCGAGTCCCACGGAACGCTCGCGTTGGACAGCTTGACGCGCCCGTTCTGGAAGAGACTCACGCTCGGGACGACGGCCGAACTTCCGATCGTCACGGTGCCGGTGTTCAGCGTCGTGGTGATCTGGCTGTCGACCTTGCGGTTGATCACCGACATCGTGGTGTCCTGCATGATCTGGCGCTGATTGCCCTGGCTCGCGAAGATGTTGAAGCCAGTCTTGCGCGCGAGATCGTGCCATTCACGCAACGTCGCGGTGTTCTGGGTCAGGTTGTCCGCCCGCGCCGGGATCAGGCCATTCACACCGCGGGTTACTGCCTCCGCGGCGCCTGAGTCGGCAACGAGAAACACAGCCTGGTTCCCCTTGATCACGGCTTCGGTCGTCACCGTGTCTCGAAGCAGCGTCTGTCGCTGCTCGAAACCGGCTATGAACTCCTGCCGGTACTGCGTTTGGAAAGCTGTATCAGCGATTTTGTCATCTCCTTGGAGTGATCACGACAACTCGCGCGCGAATCTGCCGAATACTTTACGACTGGCTTCGTGACGCACAGAAACAGCCTCTTCAAGAGACCAGTACCGACCGAGGTTCTTGAACAAACCATTCACGTAGATGTAAGCCATCCACCGTTTCGTGGCCTGATCGAAAATAACTCCCCTCACGCCGCTGCGATTGCTTCTCTGCAAAGGACCATTCGCCATGTTCTGGCTCCTGGTTGCCTCACGCAGATTGCAGATGCGGTTGTCATCTTTCACCCCGTTCGCGTGATCCACTTCCTTCGGCCAACAGCCGTAGACATAGAACCACGCAAGACGATGCTCAAGGTAACGAGAGGTGTGTACTCGGACGTACCGATAGCCATCCCTTGCGAGATGTCCTGCACGCTTCCCAGCCTGTATTCCGCGCCCTCTGCGCGATGCCTTTCGGACAAATACGCCCGTCTCTGAATCGTAAGTCAGAGCGTGTTTGAGGCGTTCTGTCGTGAGGCCCGTCACTGATCGATCTCCTATAAGCTACGTCAATGTTGACCGTCGCTCGGGGTGACCGTCACGGCTTGCGCGACCGGGGTACCCTTTCGGGGCCGGGGCCTAGCTTTCCGGGGCCGGGCTGTGGTGCCTGTTTCAGAGGAGGTCGCTTACGCGGGTATCCCCTCATGCGCGCGATGGTAGACCGATTCCAGAGAAAACGCAAAATCCCTCACGCCGCCCGCGCCTTGACCTTGTCCCGGGCCTCGTAGAGTTGGCGCAGCCGCGCCTGGTTCTTGTCGGCGAGCGGGCCCTTCCAGTAGTCCGAGCCGCGGTCGCGCATCTTCACCTCGAGCGCGGAGATCTCGTTCTCCAGCCCCTTGGACTCGTCCCCGCCGGCCGGCACCACGATGCCCGAGGGATTCAGTTCGCGGGACATTTGCACGATCCATTGCAACGCAGCCGGCGAGCTCCCGATCGGCGTGCCGTCAGCCAGCCGGCCGTTCAGCAGCTGGTCACGAAGGCCCTCGGGGGCTGAGTCGAGCAGGTTGTGGACGCGCTGCAGGTTGCCGCGGTAGTCATTGCCCCAGACCCCTCGGAGCTCGTCCTCGGTCTTCTGCTTGGCCGTCTCATCGGCTT